CTATTACAGTTAATTCAGCTGTACTGTGAATAGGAAATTGATAAGCAAACGATGTTGCTGAGCCGTCTCCATTATATGAATTTTTTGTATTTAAACTTGATACAGTCAATTTTACTCTCCGATTATGTTATGTGAAAATAATGTAGGCTTTATATTCCTACTATATTTTTCGTATTAAATTAATTTGTCAATTCTGTCTATAACTATTATTGAGAAATTTCTGGTGTTTCAGACGGCAAAGTTTCGCCTGGATACCACCAATAATCTCTACCCTCTTTTTTCTGGTATCTTTTAACAGTATCAGCATTTTTCTTGTGAAATTTAGGATCTATAAGGTTTTGCATAGTATCTACTATAATTCTTTCCCATGCTGCTCTTATGTACCATAATGAGCTACCAGGGGTATATTTTTTGATAAAATTAGATAGCTCTTGACCTAATTTAGGATCTTTACCACCAGGCATATATCTAAATATTGTATCAATTATTCCATAAGCATCCTTAGCAAACGCTACTGGTAAGCCTAGTAAAGCATCTGTGACATCAGTACCATAATTTTGACCCTCTGCCTCTTGATAAACTAGATCTCCAAAAATACCTAAACCACCACCACCAATAACTCTTGCTAACCAGTATTGAGATATTTGTTCAGCATTCATGTTTTTAAAATTAATAACATCTCTACCTTTTAATACTTCTCTCATTTCATGTGAGTAAGCATTCATTAATGTTGTACCAATTATAAATGGAACCAAATATCCAGCTTTACCTTTTAAACCCGTTTCTCTTAATCCTCTCATAATGTGAGTAAAACCAATTGCAATTGCAAAGTTTTTAAACATTAATCCAGATGCTAAAATTTCTCCAGAAAATGTCCCAGGTTTATTTTTACCCATTACAGCAGTTCTACCTCTTATAGATGCAGTAGGTATAGCATGATCGGTTTCTGTAAAAATCATTTCCATCATTCTTGCGTGTAAAAGTTCCGCATAGTCTGGATCTAAATCAGTTCTTTTTAATAAATCAGCTGGCTTAAAAAATAATGCGTCTCCAGCTTTTAATGTGTCATCATCAATAGCAGCATCATATAATTTAGTTTGTCTAATAACATCCCAATCTCCCTCTCTTATTCCATAAGTTTCTAGTGTCTGTGAAAAATCTCTGCCGTAAGATTGTAATTTACCAGTTTTTGTTTTGGCTGCTAATTCTTTAAAAGTTAAATTAAAGTTATCTCCTATAAAACCCATCATCTCCATACCAAACGCCCAACGACCAGCTTGTGTTAAATGGGATAATCCAGACGCTCTAAGTGTTGCATCACTCATCATTTTAGCAAGCATAGGCGCATCCGTATCAATCATATATCTATTAGCTGCTGAGGCTATCGTACTCCAATGCTCTCCAATTAAACCAGATCTTAAAGCAATTTTAGAAAATGTTTTATCTTTTAACATTCCCTCTTTAATTAATTTAAGAGCTTTTTTATTTGCTTTGTAAGCTGGTAATCCAAGAAATTTACTTGTCATTCTTGAAAAGAAAAAGTCAGATTGTGCAAGTAGTGTAGCTGAACCAATAACAGCAGAGGTTAGCATATGTCTTAAACCCGCTAATCCGTTAGCCCACATCTTATCTGCACCACTATTAAGTCTGCCAGAGTGTGCTAAATATAAATTTTCTAATCCCTCTATTTTAGATCTAATTTTATCTTGAGGTTTTAAATCTAAATCTTTTGTATTTATTCTGATAAGATCTTTTAAGTATCTAAATCCAGAATTAGGATTGGGTCCCAAAGCTCTCATCATAGCAGTATCTCTACTAATACTTTCTAAATGTTGATAAATAGTTGAGATAACATCTTCATCTCCAAACTTAGCTTGATAAGCCATATAACTCTCAGCATCTTTAAAAACTAAAAATCTATGATCTAATCTACTATTACCTAATGAAGTAGATCCCATTCTTGTTCCTGGCTCTAATCTATTTACTCCCTCAGTTCTAATAGAGTTATAAGTATTAGGTAATTCTAAAATTAATTCTTCTTTAGTAAATGATCTTGATGTTTTTTTATTAATCATTCTTTCAAGATCTAATTTTGGTAAAATAAAATCTACCCAATCTTGCTGAGCTGTTCTACCAATTTTAACTGGATTATGTGGCTGTGGTAAATAATTACCTTTTATCTTAGCAACATTACCACCAAATTGATTATGTCTTGTTCTTGCTGTTTCCATAGCCTCATTGATTGCTTTTGCAAATTCTTTGGCTAGTGGATTAGCAGTTGATCCAGGCTCTAGTATTTCTTTAATAACTAATGGAGCTGTCATTTTTTGAAATTTATTTCTTCTACCAAAATAACCAGTTCTAAATTTTTCCATGAATGCAGCTAGTGGAGCGTGAACCAAACCAAGTTCAGTTCGTTTCATATTAGTTATTGATAAAATTTGATTGCCAGCATCTTGATCAAAGATAGATCTTATTCCCTCTATAATATCTTTGTCGCCTTTAACATTTGTATAATTTTCAGCAGTAAATTTATTTTGTGCATTTGCTGTTGCTTGTTTTAATGCTTGATTTTTTTGTCTTAGTCTATCTTCTAATTTTGTATCCCAGGTATCTTTTGCTGCAGCTCTTTCTGCCTCAAAATCATTCATACCTTTATCTTTGTATTTTTTAAATTGTTTATCAAATTCTATTCTGTGTGCATCTGCTGCATCAGAAGTCATCTCGCCATCTCTAAGCGCATTGCTAATACATTTTAAATAACTCATTTACAATCCTTTAATCTTTCAAGAGCTTGCGCTGCCTTAGCATCATCTTCCATAAACTCTCTAACGGGTTTCATTATATCTATTTCGTTTCCAGCCTCATCTATTCTGGTCCCCATATGAATAGGTATATCAATAAATTCTTCTGAACCTAAGCCTTGTTTTCCTAAAGCTCTAAACCAGGCATCGTCTAATTCTTTTCTAATACTATCTTTTGCTAATTCGAATGCAGCTAAACCTTTTGCTGTTTTAAATTCACTAGCTTTCATTTTGTAAAGTTTGTGAGATCTAGTTAAAATTTCTGCAGTTGATTTTAATCTAATTTGCATCTCAACTGTCATGCCATTTTTAGTTAAGAGCTGCATATGTATTCCTCTATATCCAGATCCAGAATTTCTTACATCTGCAGTTTTTAAAAAGTCATCAAACTCAATAGCTTTTACAGTTCCTTTAATATCTTGAGCTACAGCTCTCGCCTGGTCAATAGTATCAACATCTATTCTAGCTCTTAATAAATCAGATACTTCCTCAATATTACGAGTTTTGAGCTTTTCTGCCAAACTTGCGTCATCTTTTAGACTTATATCTATATTTGCTTTATGTTTTTCTTTAAATTTATTAAGAAAATCTAAATAACCATCATAGTTATTTTTGGCTAATTGTTTTAATTCGTTGATGTCATTAATGCTATGATATATAACTCTTTTTGATATGTCATTAGTAGAACCTATAACTTTAGTATCTGATCCCCGTAATGATGGTGGAGACGCTGTAGCATCTGCAAAAACTGTAGATGGTGGAGTAGCATTTGTTCGTTGGGATCCCGCTGCTAAATCTTGGTTAATAGATAATGACTTGACCGCTGGAGATGTGCTTACACTTCCTCCACTACCTACTTCATCTTTTATAGCTTTAGAAATACCCTCGCCTAATACTGCATCAGCAAGTGATGTATCCTCAGACGCATAACCTTTATTAGGTTCACTAAATAATTTATTGGTAGTTAGATCTTCTTCGAATTTTGGAGATATTGTTTGTGTCTCAATTTCAGTTTTGTCAGCTCCAAATGATCTGCTAACATTGCTCCCTCTAAAATCGCCTTTCGCAGCTGCGTCATCGATAGCTTGCTGGAAGAGTTTTTCAGCGTCTGATCTTTTTCCCTCTTTGAGGAGTTGAGCTGCTTTTGTGAGTTTGTCTGAGAGTTCAGATCCAGCTTGGGTTGCGACTTGTTCAAATCTGTCTTGTACTTGATCATATATTAATCTCTGCTCCTCATTGTTAAGTTTGTTTAATTTATTTCCCGCTCTTTGTAAAGTTGTATCGTTTTCAATAATAGTCTTAAAAGCCTTACTTCTCTTATTAATATTACCTTTTGCCCAGTTTAATATTTGAGATCTTTCGACTAATAGAGTTTCAGCAAAAAAATCTGTACCAAATAAAGTATCTTGTTTTGTAATAGTTTTAGGTAAAGTATTTGTTAATCTTAATGTTTGCTCTAACTCAGCTAAACTTGTAAATTTTTTATCTTTTAAAACTTTAATTATATTTGCGTGTAAAGATTGATCTTCAATAATAGTACCTACTCTTGCACCTAAATTTTCTAATTTTTTATTATTAATAACCATACCCCAGGCATCATCACTAAGTTTTGTCAAGCCTTGAGTATTTTTAACTAAATTACTTCTAGCTGCTAAAGACTTTTCAAAAAGTGTCCAATCAGCTCCAAACCTAGATCTCATAATTTTAGCAGCATCAATTGCTGTACCAGTATTATTTCTAAGGTTAATCATTAAACCTTTAATCATAGCCTCGTCTGGAAATACTCCATCAACTTCTCTAAATGTATGAGCTAATAATTCTATTTTTTTTCCTTGAGAAGATAATCGTTTTGCTAAACCTAATCTTTGATGACCATCTACAATTGCTTTTTTACCATTTGCAAATTCATAAACTAAAACTGCACCAGCACTTGGAGCATCCCATTCTGTGACATTTTTTAATTTATTAGATACACCGCTTGCATCTCCGTCTGTTTTGTATTGGAAGTTTTGTGGATCAAAATCTATTTCTTCTGGCTTAAAAACTTTTACATTACCTTTAATTTCATCTAAAGATTTTTGTTTTATGTTTGCCTCAATAGGTTTTATTTCTTGTTTAACATCATTTAAAACTTGATGTTGAGCTGCATTATGATTTTCTGTATCAATCTTAGATGTAGCTGGTGTTTCTTCAAAAGGATTTATTGGCTCAGTTTCTTTTATTTTAGATAAATCTTCTGCATTATCTATACCAATAGCTTTAGATATTTTTTCTATCTCTTCATCGCTTGATTTATTTAATACTTTTCTTAAAGATTTTACAGCGCCTGGAGTTCCTTTAACTACACCACTTATTAAAGTACCTAAAACAAATGAACCCGCACCAACTGTTAATGTATTTAAAACACCTAAATTAACTGTCTTACCAAATATTTCTACTTCTGTTGCTAAGCCAACTTCTTTTCTAAAACCTTGAGCTTTTATTTGAATAGGTATTTCTACAGCTGTTCCAATAATACCCTCTATTAAACCAATCTTAACTGCTTGAGTTAAAACTGTACCACCAACTTTATAAAATCCTCCAATAGGTAGTGTACCTAAAACCAAAGGATCTGTGACTAGCGCAGAAAAAGAACCAGTAAAATTTCCAAAAGTTCCCATACCCGTTGATCTGTCAGATATGTCAGCTTGCTTTTGGTGTAGCTCTTGTATTCTTACACCCATTGTTTCTAAAAATTGATCTTTATTATTATAGCCTAAGCTAGTAAGTTCTTCTGCAATATCTGGATTTGATGCTTTTAACTCTTCAATTTTATTCCAAAAATTTTCTGTATTTTCTGCATTTGATTTTGGCAAAGGCTCTAAAGCTCTAGGATCTTCTGGTCCCAAAGGGAAATCTTCATTATCATTAATAGGATTATCAAAACCCGTATAACCTTTACCATGTAAATTATCGACTAATAAACTATATTCTTTTCTTAAAGAATTTTGCTCACTATCAAATCTATCACTAGCAAACATTGCATCATAACTAGCACTAAAGTTTTCTTTAAAACCAGTTTTATTACCCGATGCCCAGGAAGTTTCTCCTAAAGAATTTGTAGCTTTTTTCTCATCAAAGACAAAAGACATTATCTACTTTCCCAATTTGATCTAACCTTATTAAAATCAATGATATAAAAATTATTACCCTCTTCTGTAAAATTACCATCTATTGCATATCTAGGCTCAGCGTTTGGTTGTGATGGATGATCTTGCATTGCAACTTTATATTTTCCATAACCAACACTTATTAAATGTGGATCTCCACCCTCAAAAATTTGTATAGATCTTACATTGCCATCATATCTACCTACAGCATCGCCTGGCGCAAACTTACCATCAATCATTGATCCACTAGCTTTAGCAAGCATTGCTGGATTTTCTTTTAGCCAGCCAACAAAATCATTAAAATCATCATTCTTTAACCACATTGGAACATGAACATTATTATTATTATATTCTCCAACACCGCCATAGTTTCCGTTTTTACCCATAGACATTTGAACAGCTTGCTCATACATTTTTGTATCAAAAATTCCCGTTTTATATTTAGTTGAGCCAAAGTACATTGCTGCATAAATATTATCTGCTGTATCAAGAATATTATTTAAAGTTTCTCTATTTTCTGGAAAGACATCTTTGTATTTAGCAATCAATGCAGTTTTATCTGTGTCTTTAACTTTAATATCTATATTGTCATTTTTATTTAATAGATAACCCTCAATAGCCATATCAATCGCTTTGTTGGGTCTCCCCTCAGATACAATACTTAATCCTCCAATGTGAGCTAAGAATTGATCTTTTTCTTGTAGCTGCGCAAATACTTCGGGAGCTGCACTACCAAAACCATCTACTAATATTTGAGACATAAATCTTATTTGCTCTGGGTTATCCATCTTTTTTAAGACAGAAGTAATTTGTGTAGCCTCTGCCTCAGATAAAAATTTATTTTCTACTCCATAAATAGTACCAATACTTTCTGCCTGAGATTTTCTTTTAATCATTGCTGCTTTAAAAGTTTCAAAGTTGCCTTTTACATCTGATGCAAATTCTTGAAAATCAATTGTTTCTATTTCGAAAGTCCCTCTTTTAGATACTGCTGATATAGGATCTTTTTCTAAATCTGTTTTTAATTTTGCTAAATAATTTTTAGCTGTAGTTAGTTGATCATATAATACAGTAGAAGTACCATCTTTATCTTTTGAAATAGCAGCTTGAGTTTCTGTGACAAAATTTTCTATTTGTACTGGTGTCATTATGTTTAAGTTTTCAACTAAAGCAGCTTTAGCTATTATTTTTTGTGCCTTTAAAACTATTTCTGGTTTGTTTAATGCTTTTCCAGTTTCAAGATAACTTTGAACGACAGATAATTCTGGCTTTATACCATTATCTAACATTGTATTTTGTTTAGTTAATTCTGAATTAATTAATTTTGTTGATGTTGAGCTTGAAGTTTTAAAATGAGATTGTAATTTTTCTACATCTTCTACAGATAATCTTTTATCTTTTTTAGCTGCTGATAATGCACCAGCTCTTTGATCTATTGGTACATTTTTATAACCATAATATGCTATATCTCTGCTTGTTGATGTTTTAACATCTTCAACTTTTTCTCCAAATAAATCAGTAAATTTTTTACTATTTAATAAATCTTTTAATTCAAACTCTGCAGCTGTTCTAGTATTTACATCTTGAGCATAAATTATTTTTTTCTTTAATGTTTCAATATATTCTAAATTTTTATTTCTATTATCTTCAATTAAATTTTTAGTAGTTGATATTCTAATTTCGTTAGTATCTTCTAGCTCTTGTTTTTTTAACCAGTTGTTAAAATATTTTTTAGCAAATATTCCATTAAATTCTTTAGTAGTATCTTTTGCTTTTTTAACTTCGTTTTGAAAATATTGTATTCCTTTATCTGGGTCAGACATATTAGAGGCAACAAGTTTATGAGCTGATAAACCTTGCTCAGTATCATTGCCGTTCATAACAGTTTTTTTCTTTTCTAATAAATCATTTTCAGATTTAATTTGTTGGTGTTTTATGTAAAGATTTTCTCCAGACTTTAAAAATCCTTTCATAGCTTGACCAATAGATCCAGCCTCAGACATACTTATTTGTCTGCTATCCATTACATTTGAGGATTTGTTAGTTGGTTCAAGTTGTGATTTATATAATTTTATTGCCATTGATTACCCCGTTTGAAACATTGCTGCTGTTGATAATAAACTTTGACCCGCTGCATAGTATGATGCTTTCTTAGCAACTTTACCTCTCCATCTTGAAAGATCTGCGTCAGCTCTCATTTGTATTGCCTCGTTTTCTTTTTGATCTCTAGCGTTTTCTGCATTGTAAGTCATAATATCTTTGTCAGTTTGCAGCTCTAATTCTTGAGCATACAAGGCATCAATAACAGTTCCAGAGTATGTAACTCCGCTAGATAGATAAGCTACAGTTGTTTGTCCCTGGATCTGTTCAACTGTTCTGTCAAATTTAGGTAAGTTATAATTATTATGAACAGACATAATCTGTTTAGCTTCTTGCTCTTTCATAAGAGCATTACGCTCCATAATTTTAGCGTTATAGTTTGCTGCTGCTTGAGC